TTGATTTTGATTTAAAGGTGTTTTAACTAAATTAGAAACTTTAGATGCAAATCTATCAGCAATTACTTTAAACATTTCAAACGCTTGTTGTTTGTTTATTTCTTTGTCTAATAAAGTTACACGTTTGTTATCAGAATAATATGTGTTACCATATCCTATTGTCGGTACTTTTGCAGAACATAAATAAGGATTTGCACTAAATCCTTCAAATTCTGTAATAAGTAAATATCCAGCATTATTTAGCTTCATCTTTATTATTTTTTTCTAATAAATACCAACGTCTTAAAGTATATCCTGTAGCAGCTATAAAAGCCAATATTTTCATTGCAGCATCTACATTAGCAAATGATATTAAAAAATAAGTTCCTGTAAATAATGATAATTTTAAATCTAAAATGTATTGTTTCATTTTTTTAATCGTTCAACTATGTTCGTAATTCCCTCAATTCCTATGTAAGCCGTTGCAATAACAACCCAATCGGATGAAGTTAATTGACCACTAAATAAACCCCCACAAGCTATTAAAAAAACTAATAACTTGCGAGAAATCCATTTACTTAATATTATATCAAATTGTTCCTTGCTCATCTTTAATTATTTCACATCCAGCAAAACCGTGTACTGGATTATTCGGGAATATTTCACTTCCAAAATCAATTGTAGTATCACTCATTACGTCGTAAGCATATCCGTCAGCAAATACTGGAGCGGTTACTTCGTTAAAATCAGCATCGTATGTTCCATTTGTCAAAACAATTTTACCAATTTCAACAACCGCTTGAATACCTTTACCGTATGATAAATCTTCATTATAAACTCCTTTTGCTAATAAATCAACAATTGCAGTTTCTTTGTTCGGGTAATTTAATTTATAAATATTCATTTTATAAAGTTGTTAATTGAATACATTCAGAATCTGTTAAAGCTGTTTTATAAAGTTGAACTCCATTATTATAAATTGTTTGATTTTGATTAATAACAACGGAGTCGTTAAAATTTACACTTGTAAGCGGAGCTGTAAAAATAATTGAATTTACATTAGTTCCTTTTAAAATTCCATTTATAAATAATTTGTAACCTAATGAATTGTAACTAATAGCTATTTTTAATTTTTGATTTTTAACTGTATATCCAGTAGCTAATAATTGAAATTGTACGCCATTACAAATGACAAAACTTTGAATACTCGTTGGAGTTGTTGCGATTGCTATTGAATTAGTTGTATTTTTATTTAAAAATAATATCGTAGATGATATTAATTGATTGTAATATTCAATAAATACAGTTCCCTCTGTTTGCCCTATTAAACTACTTATTCCTGTTTTAGAAATAACATCAGCGTTACGAGTTACTGTAGATGCAACTGTTGGAATGTATGAAGTTGCGTAAGCACCAAGTTCAATTTGAAATTGATATGTTAAAATATCAAAATTTTCTGTGGGTGTTGGGTTTGTTATTCCTATTAATTCAGAAATAGTATTAGCAATATAAGTATGTGTGTATCTTTTCCAATTATCTGTTAAAGTATATTGAGAAAAACCAACAGTAAATGAACCAAATCTTAACTTTTGATTTGTACCAGCAATTGTATTCTTTGCGTAAATACTAACGGTATAAACAGAACCAATAATTGTGGCTATTCCCGTTTGATAAACATTTTGAAAAGTACCACTTGTAGCTAATCTTGAAGCGTTTGTATTGCCATCTGGAGAAATAGCATAATTTGAAGTAACTGTAACATTTGAACCAATAACCCAAGATGCTGTAAAATTATTTGATTGAAGTAATAAATTAGTTCTCTGCGGTTCAAGCAATAAACTCGGACAACTTCCGTTTGTGTAATCAATACGAGGTATATTTACAGCTACGCTTTCAATTAAACCAGCACTATTAACTCTTGTGGCTGTTGTAGCACGAACTACGTCCATATCACCTGCACCACTTGATGGAATAACTGAATATAACTTGCTTGCTTTATACGAATTTGGCGTTACTATTAAACTTGCTTTATCTAATAAACTCATTATATATTATTTAAATTTGTTAGTGTTGTATTTAAACAAGATTCTGCTTCAAATATTCCTGAATCAGCTAAAACTCTTACTTTAAAATTTGAAATTATTAATGGAACAGGAGAACCAATAATATCAGTTTCGCCACTATAACTTTTTGAATAAATTGAACCCCAACCAATAATATTATTAATTGCACCTTGACCCCAACCAATAACGTTGTTAATTGCACCTTGACCCCAACCTATATTATTTGCCATAATTAATAAACTTTAGTTAAAGTGAAATTTTGAGAACGTATTGTATTAGCAACGTTTGAAGTTACCCATTCAGCAGTTATAGTTAAAGTATTTGAAACCGTGGTATTAAATACAGTATTACTTACTAATCCAAAATTTATACCTTCAATTGCGTTTGAAGCATCTTTGTTATATGTAAAACTTCCATTTGCAAATAATTCAGCAACTCCTGCCCCACCTATTTTTGTTATTGTAAAATCTAATATTAAATCAAATATTTTATTTGTAGCAGTAGATAAAGTGTATTCTAAAGCATCTATAATAACAACCCCGTTTGATTTAATTCTAAAGTGTAATATTTGATTATTTGTGTTAGTTAAATTACCACACATTTTAGCAGCAAATGAATCACCAATTTTAAGTGTATTAGCAGGAATAATTAAACTTCCAACGCCTGTTCCAATTAAATCTTTTTGTCCTCCACTTGGAGCATAAACTACAGGAGTACCTAAAACAGTTTGTGCATATAAACCATTAGAAGCTAAATTATATACTTCTGCAAAATTATCATTTACTTTATCAAAAGCATTTCTTACTGTATCACCAGTACCATCATTTGCAGTTGTTCCTATGTTAATTACTTGTATCATTTTTTTTATCTAATTTATTTAAAAAAATTTCTAATTTCTTTACGTTTATCTCTTTTGGTTTATATGTTTCTTTTATAGAATCCATCCTGTAAAATTTGCGTCTTTATCAGGATATACATCAGCATTTGAATTTTGATTATATTCAGGAAATAAAGATTGATTAAAACTCATATAATCTATAAATCTATTTGTATAAGATTGTGCAACATCACGCTCTTTTTCAATTAAAAAGTCTATTTCATTCTTTTCAACTGTAGTACTGTTTTCAGAATTATGTTTAAATACTCCTTTATTTGATACTTTATAAGCTGCATAAGGTAAGAATTCTACCATCGCCCAATGTATTACCATTGGTTTAATATATACGCTTAAAAGCGTTGTATATGGTGCTGCTAAATTACCTGCTACAATTCCATCATTAATCTTGTTATATAGTTTTGTTCCTAAATAATTTTGAATATGTAACTGTTGTGCTTGAAAAATATACTGTGTATAAATATCAGGGTCTAAATTACCATTTAAAACAGTGAATTTAACTATATCGTTTGTACTTATAAATAAACCTTGTGCCATTATTTTACGTCTTTAGGTAAGTTCTTATTATTAGGGTGAAAACCCTTCAAAGGCATATCATTAGGCATCATTGCAACTTCTTTTGGATTCCTAACTCTATATCCATATTTTTCTGCTTTTGCTACTGATATAGTTTTAGCGTTTGGATTGTTTACATCAATATTAACACCTTCCATATTTACAAAAGTTTTTCTTGTAAACTTATGGTGGCATCGTGGTCCGCCTTTATAAAGAAAGCAATTATAAGATTGTCCATTGTGTCCAAAACCAGGATTTACAATTTTAGTATCTACATTTTCTAAATCTTCTTTTCTATAAACTCTACCATTTTCACTTGCTCTCATCATCTTAACACAAAATTCTCTATCAGAAGTAGCACTTGAATTTCCATCATAAGTGTATCTTGTGATAAATTTAAAATCTTCTATTGTTTTATCTTGTTCAGATTTAGAATTTGGTCTACCTGTAACAGTAGTTGCAAAATCATATATTTTAGATAATATACTTTTTTTATTTAGATTATTAATTTCAGCATCTAATTCTTCTTCAGTATCATAATCAACTTCTGTTGAATCAACACAAACCCAATTATCAGATAATACTTCACCTTTAGAAAAAAGAAAGTCATCTAATTCAATATTTTCAGAACTCATTTTAACCCCAGTTTCTTCTTCTGTAGTTTCTGCATTCATACCCGTTGTATCTACGAATTCTAAAGGTTGTATTGTTTTAAAATATAATTTTAATGATATACTATTAATAGCTAAAATTTCATCTAAAGCATCAACTATTTCTAATTGATATGGTTTTATAACTATATTATCAAATAATAGCGTAGCAGTCTTTATTTCATCAGCATTGTTACCTAATCCACCACCTGATTCTCTAATTCCTAAAAGCATAGGACTTGTAACTCTATGACCTACAATTAACTTTTCAAAACATTCTTTAGATAAATATTCATAATGTGCAGGAGCATCATTCAAAGGTAAATCATCAACTGTAGTTTTTGATTCAGCATTAGCATTAAAAGCAATAATAACTTTTTCACCTCTTGCTCCTGTTAGTTTACCAAGTACATCACGCTTCATTTTATCACGCATTTCCTCAGAAGGAATACCGTTATTGAAATTAATAACTTTGGTACCACTAAAACCATTTTGACAATCATTGATTTGATAATCTGCTATGTTTTCTTCTAATAAAGCATAAGGCAAAGAACCACTATAATCTATTGGACTATAATAGTCAAATCCACTTACATAAGGATGTAAAATATACAACTCAACTTCATTACCGTTACCAAATCCAAAAGCAGGAATGCGTTTTAATTCTTCACTTGGTTTCTTTTTAGTCCAATCAGGATGATAATACCAATTTTCTATTTGTCCTTTATCATTGCATTTTTCAGCTCTTAATGTATGCATAGGGAAATGAAGCACTTGTTTAACTTGTTTCTTTTCCATTACAACCTGCATAGCAGCCATTCCTAAAAGTTTTCTTTCTAAAGCTATTTTCTTTAAATCAGAATCTTTTATAATAGATTTCATTTGTGCATACTCATTTGGCTTTTTATTAGAATCTAAAGCATCTAATCCTTTGCCATAAATCATATTAGCAACCCCTGTAATAATAGCACCATTTGTAGCACTATATAAATACCTATCAATTAAATATTGAAAGTAATTATTATCTGCACCATACTCAATATAGTTATTCTTCTTGTTTTCTTGTATTATAGGACTTGTATAAGCACTTAAATTTACAATTGATATATTACTCATATATTTTAAATTCGTTTGTTGTAACGTTCGCTACGTATTGATTTTCATTAACTGTATAGTTATCTTTGTTTTGATTTGTACAGAAAATTTTATCTCTATAAATTAAAGAATTTTCACTACTAAATTGTGTCATATCAGCAGTTAATATATTATTATCAACTGTTTTAATTCCATTGTCAGCAGTAAAAGGCAAAACAGTATTTAATACTGTTAAATTATAAAAAGTATTTTCTTTTAAATCTAAAACTAAATCACATTTTAAATAATACCCATCAACTACAAAAGTAGGATTTAATGTAACTGAAACATTAGTAGTTTCATTTCTTAAAATAAGCGTATCAGCCAAGTAAAATCTTGGAATGAATTTTATAGTTTGTGATTCTATTTGCTGTTTTAAGATTATCATATAATATTTTTTATATTAATAAATTAAAATATAAATTGTTTTAAAACAAAAAAGGCATACTAATTAAAGTACACCTTTTTTAAAAAAAACAAATAATAATTATGCTACACTACCTTCTACAATAGAAGCTAATATACCTGTAGTTAATGGTCCAGTTACAAAGTTTGCAGCAACAGGCTCCATTCCTTGAAATTCCATAGAATATCCACTTTTATCAGCCATAGCAGCACCATTTGAAATAGTTGCAGTTACTAAGTCCATTCCTTTTGTTAAACCAGCTAAAAAGAAGTTACCGTTGTTATCTTCAATGATAACTTGTGGTCTACCGTAAGATAATAATTTTAATTGTTTATGGTCAGCAATAGTTAATTTTGCTAAACTTAAACTTAATTTTTGGTCTACAAATGTAGTTCCATTTTCTCTTGAACTTGTTACAGTTTGTTCAAAAGTTGAAGTTCCCTTCAATTCATATTTATAACCAACAGGTGTACCACCCAAAGCAGTTATAACATCTTCTTGTCCTACAGTTGCAGAATAAGTTACCGTTGTTGCATCACCCCAATTAATGAAGTATGCAGCTTTTAATCCACCGATTGAATTTTTACATTGTTCGGCACGTCCTAAAGAAATATCGCAAGGCATAGTTTATGTATTTTAAAGTTAATAAAAAAGGGAGCGATTAAACTCCCTTCTTAATTTGTTTCTAATTATGCAGCAGGAGTGTAAAGAACAATTTCAGAACCAACACCGTATTGAACAGCAGCAGTAAACCTCATTATAACTCTTACATTTTCTGAACCGTCAATATCAGCAAGGTCAATTAATTTAACTTCATTGTGGTCAGATAATAAACCTGTTCCAAAATATAAGTTAGATTTTTGAGCAGCCATCATATAATCGTTTGCCAATCCATTTGCAACAAAGATTTTAACACCATCAAAAGATAATGAACCGTTGTTAAACCATTGTGTACCTTGTGCATTTGTACCATTAGCTCCTAAACCTGAAGCTCCGAATCCTCCTAAAGCACGAACATAATCACGAGCAACTGATTGTGAAACATAAAGATACAAATCTTCTTTTCCGTACAATGCAGCAGGGATAGCGTCAACAAGTTTACCAAGTTCACCGATAACGTTAGCAGCAGTAATTCCACCAGCAATAGGAGAAGCTACATCAATAACAGCTGCATCAGCAGTAGCTAAAGTAACAAATCCGTCAAATTCTCCTGCGGTAGCATTAACACCTTTCCAGATATTGTTTTCCATTTTCTCAGCAACTTTAGCAACAACGTGTGCTAAAATAAAATCAGCAAAAGCAGGAGGCAAATTGTCAAATGCAGAATATCCCATTTGAACTGCTTCCCAATCCGATTTAAACGTTTTTTTACAAAATTCAAGATTTACTTGGAATTCCTCAGGAGTAATAATTCTTTCAGTTAAAGTAACTGTAGAAGTAGAAGTAAAA